TGGCTGGTCCATGCGGCAATTGAGAAGCCGATCGGGCGCCATGTTGCTAAGCCATTGGTGAAAGCACTCGACACGCTAGTTAGTCGGGAACGGGCATCTGCCGCTGCTGCATAGCAATTTCCAACCGATCGAGCCGGCGCCGCTGATACGCTGCCTCCATGGCCTCGGCTTCTGAATAGCGCACGCCATAGGACGAACCGGCCGAGACGATCTCGTTGCCGTCTTCGTCAAACTCATCACCCCACTCATCGAAGCACAGAAGCCCCAGCTCAAAGGCGTCCAGCCCATGAGCCTCGAACGCCTCCATAACCTGCTGGGCGACAAGGCCGACATGCCAACGGGCACCCTCCCCCTTGTCGGTCACGGCTTCCTTGAACTTGAAGCGGACCCATTCAACATCGGCCCAAGCGTCAAGCCATTCGTCTGGAATTACGCCGATGTCCCGCTTGCTGTCGCGGTCAGATGTGTTGATGGTCCCGTTTACTGCAAAAATTTCCCGCACTCGACGGGACGCGTTGCCGATATCGGACGCATTATTGGTACCGGGCAGCAGGTGGTTCGAGCCAGCGACCTCCCACGCCGTGGAGCCGGCATTCTGAATGCGTAGCAGGTTTGTACTACCGCCATAGATATCGAGGCGCAGGCCTGAGGCGCCGTTCGTAGAGGTTATCGTCTGAAGTGCTGCCAGATCGAAAATCTGGTTGCCGCGTCGAATAAGCGATGTCGCATCTGTGTTAGTATTGGTGACATCGGTTGCGGGAGTGAAAAGGTTGACTAGTTCCCGATATTTGTTGGTGCCCAACAGCACCACAGGCGCGGTGACGCCACCAGTTCCACCAAAATGAGGGTTCATGACACGACAGCGATCAGACGATGCTCCGAGTTGGATGCCGATGGCAAATGGTTGCGCCCCAGCGGTAATCTCAACATGTTCAAGGGTGTTATCACGATTGTTACTGCGGTAGGCGCAATCGGTGGCGAGACCGTTTCGGTTTTCAAGCCATGTATTGACATTGTAGTTGTTCGACCCGTTGTCGGTCCAACCCCAAATTGCATCACCAGCGGTCGCCCCGCCAAGGTTCCAATCCTCCGCACCGCAGGTGGTAAAGACGTTGTGCCGCGAGTTGGCATCAAGAAACCAGCCTGCCCCCTGACAGTTTGACGCAAACACCGTGGTATAGGTGATATTGTTCGAACCTTGCGAATAGATCGCGGCATGGGATGCTGCGCCATCGAGAACGCGCACCTCATGAATGAAGCCATAATAGCTGTTCCGAATAAGGAGGGTGCTTGCCCCCGTGTTGTTGACGCCGTTGCCCTCGATGCCAAAGTTCGACAGGCCAATGGAGGAAACCCCATTGGTGTCCAGAACCGGAGCATTCAGTCCATTGGCTGCCACCAGCCGGGTATCGTAGTTGTTGCGGCCAAAAAAGTGCGTGCCGGACGGTAGCGGGTCGACGCCAGAAACGAAGGTCTTGACCCGCACCGTCTCATCGACCAACAGGAACCCAATGCCTAGATCGACGGACGGAAAAAGCTCGGCACACGCGTTGATCTGATTGCCGGAGCCGACACCGGCTAGTGCCGCGGCCTTTGACGGATATGATACGGCTCCGAACCACGACACCTTGCCGGCACCCGTGCCGATCTCAGGACGAACCCAGGCGCCGGATGCGCCAGTGATGTCCACACTCTTCGGGACATAGGCGCCTTCATAGGGGTCCCGATGCTGCCGCACCGTGAAGTTCGCAGTCCCCGTCAGGGTGACAGCCGTTCCAGCCCGCGCATTCGCCAGCGAGGTAGCCAGCTTGAAATTGTCGGCATCGACCCGGATGACCCAATAGAGCGTGTTCGTGCTCAGACCATTGACCGTGCTGGTGACGATCACGGCCTCGCCCAGTGTCAGGTTATGGGCGACTTTGGTGATCGTACCGGTACCGCTGTTGACCGCAGTGCTGGTGACGACAGGCCCAAGCATCTCGCCCGAAACATCAGAACCCTGCCAAGTGAACATGCCTTCAAGACCAGCGGCCGCCAGAAACGCGGTGGTGTACCGAGAGGTGTTCAGTGCCTTCAGCGCCGTTTTGCTGGTGACGGCCGGGGCCATACTTAGGGTGAGCGACGTATTAAGCTTGGGCTCAGTCACACCATCGTCTGGGACAACGGCAGAGACCGTCACCCATTGCGCGTCATAGTCGGCAGCAGACACCTTAGAGAGCACCTGATCCGAATCACCACCAGGCGGCAGCGCCTGATCAATGGGCGTCCATGCAGTGGTATCTTCGAAAGCCATAGTCCCTAGCGCAGGCTTTCCAGTGAGATCGGCATAGTCTCCGGTCGTGGCCACAGGGGCGAGATCGCCCAATTGAATCGCAGTATCCGCCTTGGCGCCTTGGCTTGCTGAGGCAATCGTACGGCCGATTTCGTAAGCGATGGACTGCTTAACGGTCTTGGTATTCATCGCCTTTGTCGTGTTGCTCCCGGCTTCTGCCTCGGCCTGATTTGCAAACGGGCGCGCCTGGTTCACCGCCTCAATCAGAGTCGGGCCGTACACCTTTGCGCCGTCATCGGCAGGAATGCGCGCGTTCGGGTTGATGGTCGAGTTGGGAGGCAGGTCTTTGGGGCGAACGAGATCACCAGCCATGCGGGTTCTCCAAATAGAAAAGCCGCCTCGAAGGGCGGCGAAAACGGACAGAAATGCAGAAGAGAGGGTTAGGTCTTGATCAGAACCGGGTAGGCGATGTTCTTTGGGCGCGTTTCCGCCCCGCCAGTGGCATTGATGGTCGCCGCATGACTGTGATCTGGCGCTTCGCTGGTTTGAAAGCTGAAAAGAGCGAGCCTGTTTTCCACACTCGGAACAACTCCTCCGCCGGAGCCGCCGCCATAGGCCGAATAAGTATGTGAATGCTTGCCAGCCGGGCTAATGACGGCGGTATGTGCGTGAGATGCCACCTCATCAGCCTGAGAAGTGCCGATCCCTCTCCCAGACGTGATGGGTCGGATGAAATAGCCGCCATCAGCATAGAGATTGGGAAGCGTAAAAGTAGTTGACCCATCGCCGGGACCAAACTGACCGGCTGTCTTCGCGCCCTCCGACGATGCCAGGTTTTCGCTGGCCTGCGCATAGGCCCACAAATCCGCATCGTCGGTTCGAGAGCGGGATTGTCCGTTTAAAATCGCATAGCCGCCCGCTGGTATCTGCGTACCAGTCATGATGACAAGGGCGCCAGTGGGAACGCCGGAAATGCTTGCAATAGCTTCCTGCAATTGGGCGACAGTTACATAGTCAGCGGGATCGGTACCGACAGCAGCACCGGTCACCTTAAAGCCATTGGCATTCTGGTTGCCAATCCACGGTTTTCTACCGTCCGCGAACAGGCGCCGAGATAGAGCCGCAGCAGCATCATTGACGAAAAGATTGTGCTGCGAGGCCATCGCAACTTGGCCGTCAACCGCAGTCGTGCCATCAGGTTTGGTGTAATTGCCGTTTGTATCGTCGGGCACTTAGGCCTCCATAGAAAAAGCCCCGGCTTGAGACCGAGGCTACGGACGTTTTTTGGATGGGCATGTGTAAACTAGTCATTGACAGACGTAAGCGGTCAGCTTACATAGAGCCATGATCAGAAGCTTCAAAAACAAGGGGTTGGCCGAGTTGTTCGAAAAAGGGACGACAGCCAAGATCGATAAGAAGCTTCATAGCCGCATCATTGTGCGCCTTGACGCTCTCGATGCGGCATCTGCCCCTGAACAGATGAAGCTCCCAGGGTTCGACTTTCACCCTCTGAATGGCTTCGATCCCACACGCTACACAGTTCACGTCAATGGGCCGTGGTGTGTAACATTCGAATTCGACGACCAGGATGCAACCAACGTCGACTTCGAGCAGTACCATTGACTAAGGGCAACACCCGCCCCTGATTGATCGATTGGAACGAACGATGCCTGTTTATGCTGCCACGCGAGGTGACCGCTGCCCGACCCACCCAGGGGCGCTGTTGGCGACCACCATCATTCCCGCCACTGGCCGGAGCAAGACGGCCATCGCCCATATGCTCGGCATTTCTCGCCAGCAGCTTTACGATATCCTCAACGAGGCCAAGCCAGTCTCCCCTGCGGTCGCTGTTCGCCTCGGGAAACTCTTCGGCAATGGCGCAGGATTCTGGGTGAGGATGCAGGCTGCTTACGATGTTTGGCATGCAGAGCATGATGTCGATGTGAGCGACGTGCCAGTCTTGGACCAAGTCGCATAGAAACCCGTCACCACGCTGACCACTCCACTGGCATTGACAGCGTGGTGAAATTGGCACTCTCCGCTAGACTTCTCTCCCGCCGATCTGCTTGATTTAACGGAGAACATGAGGGGCGAATGGAAAGCACTTTGGAACGAACCCTTCGGTTAAAAACCGGGGGTGAAATAGCATCTCCAAATTTGTACTCTCACGCTATCGTTGAAGTCGACCACGCAGGCCAGCAGGTGGGGTCTGAGCGCATTCCTTGGCCTCACACGCTCTTCTTTTTCTCCAGTGAGCTTACGATTTCCGATCTCACTCACTATGAGATATCAAATGGGCTCGGGCGGCCGCACCCAAAGGAGTTTGCGGAGACGCGCGTAATCCAGGCGATACTGCAACCGACAGTCGCGTTGCGCAGCCGCCCGTGGACGGGCCATCCCACTTACAGAATGTTCGGCACTGATCGTCGGATAGAAAATTTTACGCTGGACATAGCCCCCAGCGACAACTTCGATGAGCAGGAGTGCAGCGCCTGGGGGTGTCCTTCATACATAGTCGAGATGGACTTCACCCAAGAATTGGTTGATGACGCCGTCCACTTCTATTGGACGGTGCCAAGAGCCACCTACGATCGATACCTGTGGACTTTCGCCAACGGCTTAGCCGATCAGGTTCGGTTCTCTGCACGCGGTGTTTCAGGCTTCTATTCGGACTGGTCGCCATCCATCGACGCCGACGAGATCAAAGTGCTGACCACTCAGAACCAGCCGATTTTTGGAGAAGCAGAGGGTAGCATGCCACGCCTTGGGCCAATAGGACGCGGCGAACTCGCACTAATCAGCACTCGGTCAGTGACGTTGGCGCAAGATACCGAGGCGTGATATGCGTCTCCTATGAAGCAATCTGGCCCTGACGAGCTCAAAAACAATCGAAGCCGCGCGACCTACATCTATAATGCTGTTTGGGTCGCCTGCTTTTGCTGGGCGTGTTGGTGGTGTTTTCGCACGGCCACCACGACGCCGCCTGGAGGGTCTGGCGTTGGCGCGCTCGTGCTGACCTTCGCCATCGCGTTGGCGCCAATGGCGGTTCTTGCGCTATGGAAGCGCTGGTATACTGGAAAGTGGATTAGTTAAGCGCCGTAGCGCGCAACTGCGCCTGGGTCTGCCCACCCATCAACAGATCGATGATTTCCTGCGTCACCTTGTCGTTCTGGTTTGATGCTTGCCCAATACCAGCTGCCGCTGCCGCTTGCGCGGTATTCGGCGCAATCCTTGGAATGGGGCCAGTTCCTCCCCTAAGCATCGCGCTGATCTCTTCGGCCGTCTTCATCGCCATGGCATTGCCAGCGGCACGAGCTGCAATACCTCCGCCAGCGAGGCCACCGACTGCCGCAGCACCCAAAGTCGGACTGCCTGCGAGGAAGCCTAGGCCAGCTCCGCTCCCTATTGTTGATCCGAAGGACAGCGTTCCGGTCGGCGCGTGGCGGCCTGCCCACCTAAGCACGTTCTCGACTGGACCGCCGCGCACAAACGCCCGAATGGCGTCTGTTTCAGCCTGGGATAGGCCTCGTGCCATTTGTGGGTTGTCGATCATCCGCTTAAATTCTCGCCGCAGAGCGGTTACCATCCCAGCGTTGTTGTAGTTCACGCCTAGGGTGTCCCGAGCCCGAGTAAATGCGTCCTCGACCATCTGCCCTTTCTTGGCCTGCGCATACAACGCATTAGCCGGGGCAAGCTCTGGGATCGCGCTCGTAATTTCGTCATCGAACATGCGCTTCATGATACCCGCAATGCGCGACTGATCGGGATTGGTTGGGTTCCCAGCCGCCCCTCCGATCACTCTACGGATGGTCTGCGCATCTTGCGCTGTCATCCCCGTACCCGAGGCGACTTGAAGGCGCTTGAGCGCCGAAACCGCGCCAGGATGCAGAGTTTCATCAAGCCCCTCGCTTAGTGCGCGAGCAGTTATGTCATCAACCGCAGACTTAACAGCCGTCTGCGGAAACGTAACCCCGCTGGCCTTCGCGGCATCGTATAGACCGCCAGCCTGCGTCCGAAGCTCTTCAATGCTCGGCGCTGCCTTGCGCATGGCAGCACGCTCACGGCTGTTGGCGATGAACAGCGGACTACCTCCGCCAATCAGTTGAGCGATCGTCTCCGCAGTATCGTTGCCAGGTGCCACTTGCTGCGCGGTTGCGGCAAAAACCCCACTGCCGGCCGCAGAGGCTAGCGCCGCTCCCTTTGCGGGCACTCCCAACGCAGGAATTAGCGTTGCACCAACCTCCTGACCTACACGCCGAACAAACCTATCGGTTGGGTCCGAGCTTTCAGGCTTGATTGCCCCGATTTCTGTTCCTAGACGGCGAAAGCTGGCGCCAGCATCTGGGAACCAGCTCTCTTGCGGCATGGCGACATCGCCGCCAAGAGCGTTCACGGTAGCGGGGCCAATCGACCGTAGCCCCAGCTCCACTGTGTTAGGCAGGCTCAGGAGGCTGGCCACACCTTCATTCACGCCAGAAAGCCCTTGCAGCACGTTCCCCAACGGCCCTGTGCCACCCTTCATTTCTGGCGGTGCCTCCATAGGGGATGCGGTTCCCGGTACAGGAAGATCGGTGAAGTAAGGGTCATTAGCCTGCGCGGCAGCTGAGCCGCCGGCAGATGCCTCGGCTTGCATCGCCCTATAGGCGGCCCCGAGCTTCTGCACGTTCTCGGTATCGCCGGCAGCATGAGCCCGCCGGATACCTTCCGCTAGCTGTTCAAGCGTGGCCATTCTGGACTCCGATAGGAAAAGCTCCAATTATGCGGAGCATGGAGGGCTCATGGATAACGACACACTTTTAGAATTGCAGGGCGAATTGCACGGGGTCCGCCTGATGCTGAGCATGTTGCTCAACTCGCTACCCGACATCCCCGGACTTCCTGAGCGCATCATTGAGATTGAAAAGGCGATGCGGCTTCAGGGCGGACATTCGGCAACGATTGAGACGCTTCGGGCTTACCGAGAGATGCTCGAAGCAAAAGCTGCCGACGCATAACCTCCTCCATTGCCTCTTGATCCAGTCGTCTTTGCTTGGCGTCGATCACAGCCCATACCCCTTCAAAATGTCTTCGATATCTCCTGGGGCTGATTGCTTTGCTCCGGGATCGGTGGCCGATTGAGATGGCTGTCGAACCTCGCCTCTCGACTTCGAGAAGATTTCATCCCCGGCTTTCGGCCCATGGATGATGCGCAACAGCGTGTGCTCGTAGTCGTCCAGCATTTCAGGGAACCGGGGGGAAGCCGGATCGAGAGCGCCGGCCTTATCCTGAAGCAACTTGATATCGGCATCAGAGGCATTGCCAAGTGCGCCGCCTGTTGGGCTGGATTGACGCATCTGATTGATGTTCTCAGCTGCGGCTGTCGATTTTAGAGAGGAAACGTAGCGGTACATGTCGGCGGCATCGCTGAAAGGCAGATTGCCAAAAATCCAGCCGCCAGCACCGGTTGTCATGGGGCCAATCAGTTCCCGCGCCTTGGCCGCCTGGGCGATGACGGTGTCTGACGATACAGTCGACATGTCGTCGCGCATTCCGGCCTTATCAGCTGCCGCCGCAGCTTCTGCCGCTACCGGGCCTCCCGGGATGGGTTCAAGACGGAAACCAGATGGATTCGTTGGGTCTTCTACGGCGGCCATCCCGGCAGGAATAGTCCCCATCCGCTGGCCGTCACCACCTACATTCACGTTCACACCGCCACCACCTATCTCGTAAACCTTATTATCGGGGCCAACTTGATAGGCGCCATCGGGGAGATTGAGGGTTGCGGCTTCCTCTTTGGTCAGGACGCGGTAACCGGGGTCGGCCTTCGGGTTGCGCAAGGCATTAATCTCAAGCTGCCCCTTCTCAAGTCCCTGTTGCGCCTGCTGCATCTGCAACTGACGCATAGGGTCTTGCTGCCGCATCTGCTGCTCGATCAGGGTGCCAATAACGGAGCGCTGGCCGTCCGTGAGCCACGGGTTGCCTGCGACAGAAAGCAGGTACTGCAAATCGGCGTTCCCGCCAGCCTGAGCGACCGGCTGAGGCGCCGTCCGCGTCTGGGCTACCTGAGGCGTAACGGCCTGCGTTTGCGGCTGGGCAGTCATCTGCGGGGCAGAAGTTGGCATGCCAATGCTCGGGTCAAGGCTGGCGACCTGCGTAGGAGCGGAATTGCCGCCGCCCATATACTTTGCCACGCGCGCGTCGAGATGCTGTTGAGCCGGGCGAAGGAAGTTTCGGGCAATCGCCGCCGCAGCAGAACCAGTATCCGGCGCAGCCTGAATGGCTTGATAGGCCGACGCTTCTGGACCGCCCAACTCGCTCATGAGGAAGTCGAGCTGCGTATTCACATCACCTACGGGCGCGCCACGTTGAGCGGCGAAGGCTTCGAGAGCCTGTCGACGCGGGCCGGTCCACTGCGCGAGACCAAAGCCGCCGCGCGAGCCGGGAACGAGCGGCGAAGCTTCATTGGCGCTCGGGTTGAGCGAACTTTCATCCGCAAAATTCATCATGAACGCGTCCGCCACCTGCGGTGACAGCCCACGGTCAAGAAGGCCCTGCCGGATCATGTCGGCATTGGCCGACTGCGGGACGGCTACGCCGCCTCCACCGAAGCTGGCCAGAGAAGACGTATCGCCTCCCAAGGCCCGGCGAACAGCATCCTGCCAACCCGCCATTGCCGAAGCCATGCCGGCCTTTTCGCCTTCGTCGGCGGCCTCACGATTCCATCGGGAAGCTAGACCGCTTGCAATCGCGCCAAAGCCCTCGCCCCAGTTCTTCGCGCCCTGAGTGCGCCCAAGAAGCATATCAGCCAGTTGGCGCTTCTGCCGGACGCTCTCTGGCGTCTCACCGGTGTTCCCGCCGAAAATGTAGCTCGCCATTATGCCACCCTTTTCTTGAGGGCCTTGCCGTAGTCCACGTACATCAGGCCGTTCCGCTTGATCACCGCGTCAGGCTTCACCTTCTCGACATCCTGCGCCATCAGCCCGGTATGCTTGGGAACTCCATCCGGTTCGCTGCGGTAGTTGAAGTCGTAGATCGGCATGCCATCGATCTCGCCGCGCTTTTCGATGTCTTTCTTCGTCCGCTTGTCGGAAAGGCCGATCAGCTTGCCTCCGATGCTGGAAGCGGGGGCGCCCAACAGGGTGCCGACGCCGCCCATGAGGCCACCAAGGATGCCCTGGTTCTGCTGCCATGCCGCAAGTTGCTGCTGATAGTTCGAGTTGATGATGCCCGCCGTATCAGTCGTCGGGATTTGCGGCATATTGGTATTGACGTAGTTGGGCTGGCTAACCTGCGAACCTGAGAGCAGCCCCGTCACCATGTTGGCGGGTAACGTGTACTTGTCGCGGGCCTCGCTGTAGGCCTGCGACCGACCGGAAAGCGCGAGCTGGTTCAGTTGATCGGAGTTCGCATTGGTCAGCCGCTCCATCTCTGCATTCCAAGCTGGCGTGCCCTCGCGAATGCCCGAATTCAGGAGTTTGGTGCGGAGTGTTTCGTCGTTCGCCGCCTGCTGCTTGAGAATGCGCGGCGAGGCCAGGTCATAGGCCCACTGTTCAGCATCCGAATTGTTGAACTGGAAGGGCTGCGAAAGGCTCTCGGACGCATTGGAACTGAGCGTGTTGGCCAAACCTGCGAGATTGCCCTTGGCAGCGTTCACCTGGTCGGCAATGGCCTGCTGCTCGGGCGAAAGCGTCTGGGTGGCCGTGAAAGTCGGAATGTCGTAGCTCTGCCCCGTGTAGGGGTCGGTGAACTTGTAGCTGCCGCTCTGGCTGTAGCTGAGTGAGCCGTCCGGTGTGACCTGATTGACATTGCCCATCATAGTGTTGGCAATGGCGGTCGCAACGTTGGTGCCGGTAGAGGCGGAAGCCGTCTCTTTCGGATCAGGTGCGGAGGGGGCTTTACCCATTCCTATGCTCCTTGTGAAACCCGTTGGCGCGCCAGGCGTCATCCGTCAGGGTAAAGATGATTTCTGCTTCGTCGCGGCCGCGCAGGCGAGGAATGCGATGCTCTTCGAAGCCATAGGCACGGGACATGCGCAGCAGCCCCCTGCCCTCTGCCGTGTGGTTGTGTTCGGAAACCCGCATTGCGACGAGCTGACAGCCGCGTCGATCAAATGGGAACGAGAACATTTCATGCAGGACCGGCCGCGTCATCCAACGGGGGCTGGTGCTCGCGCAGCTCAATTCCATGACGCCATTTTCGGGATACCAGTTGTGATAGACGACAACAGCGCTTAGCTCGTTTCCCTCGAAGACCCCGAGCGCCGCGAAGTTCTCGAACGGACGCGGCAGCCCCAATCTTGAGGCGCACCAAAGCCCGAGGGCGTCGGTCGCGCTCCCGTCAGCAATCTCCGGTGAAAGCCACCTCACGTTATCGGGTCCGCCACCGTAAACGCCACGTCGACGCGGATAAGCTCAACATCCAGTGGCGTGACCGAGCCAGAGGTAATCATCACAGCCGGGGCGTGCACTTCCCCCGTCCCGAACTGCGAACGCCACTTCTGCACGATGCGCTTTTCCGGCGCACCGCCCCAGCGATCCTGGCCCCAGATCATGGAGCCCCAGAACGAGCCGAATGCAGGTCGTGAAGCGCCGGGTGCGGCCGGTAGCCTGACAGTGAAGTCAGTCTGGTTGGCGATACGCTCAACGATATCATGGGCCGTCTTGAGCACGGCGCGAGCCATGGTCATCGTCTTGTGCCCGGGTGCTTCCATCTGGTCGAACATGGGAACATAGGCGGCGGTATAGGGCACGCCGTCATCGGTGCCTGTTACGTTGGCCTCATAGACCGCGCCATCATCTGAGCCGAAGAACAGCCGCCCATCGAACACCGCCAGGCAGTTGGCCTGCCAGTTCGTAAAATATCCCCACTTCCCGGTACGCGAGTTCATCACCAGCATACCATCAGGCACATTCTCAAAGCGCGGAAGCGCGGCGACGAGCATTTGCTTGTCGGTCCACAGAACGGCTTCCCAGCGCTCGCCGGGGCGGCTCTGTACCTGCTCCGGCCACGCCGCCTCGATGGGCGAGGAAAAGCTTGAGGCTGCCAGTTCGCTATAATCTCGACGCAAGGCTTGCGTCAGCGGCACCAAGGCGGCATCTGTCGCCATGGCAAGGTCGCCACCGATCTGAACATGAGCGCGATCACCAAGAGGTTTTCCTACGCGATACACTCCGACCTTGCCCCATGACTCGGCGCTGTCAGGATTGTCGCCCTGATAGACCGCAACTTCGCCTTCAGAACTGGCCACGATCCACATTTCGTTGAGGCCGTCGCCTACATCTTGCGACCAACTCGCACCGTAAACCAGGGTGCCACCGCGCGGTAGCTCGCCGCCCATGGGCAGCTTTTTCAATTCTCCTGCCAACTGCCCGACCGGCAGATACCAGACATTGGTCGTACCCTTTTCCAGGAAGAAGAGCCGGTTCTTGTAGACCCACACGTAGGAGAGAACATCAGGGGTCAAGGTGACAGGAGTGGGAAAGGTGATGGCGGGTGTCGTGCTAAAGTCCGTGCCGTCGAACACGAACGGCGTATCGGCTCCGTTGACCCCGCGCAAATAAGTGCCGCCGGCCGTTTCGAACTGAACAACGATCCAGCGTCCTTCGGTATTCGGCCAGACATCGAGACCGTCCGTCGAGCCCCACCCGATCGTGTCGTCATCCTCAGTCTCCAGCATGTCATCGTCTTCCGTAGCGATGATTGCGTTGTTGGGCTGGTTGACGGAGGTGATATCGAAAATGTTAGCGTCGGTTGACCCGAACAACTTGCGATTGTTGCCCTCGATATAGGCAAAGAGCGATCGCACAGGCAGATTGCCCGCCCCTAGGGTCGCATATTTCTGTTTTCCGCGGCGCATAATGGCGCCAGTGGGCGTCGGAAACCAGTTCTCCAGCACGTAGGCACCGCCCGGCATGGACATAGCCAGGTTGTTGTTGGAGAGCCATCCAAGGGTGGGCGCCGGGAAAGAGTATGCCTGGTAAACCTTCGGCTTTTTGGCAGAAGGGCGGCCTTCGGCTCGCGCTGGGCGAATAAAAGTCATGGAAGCCGCTCCGCACTGTCTGCGGCGGCCCTATCGGCAAGAACAGCTTCGAACTCGGCAAGTTGGTCCTGATAGTCGGCGCCAATATGGCGGCGAAACCGCCAGATCGCGCCTTTTGCAATCATGTTCTCATCGATACGCGCTCTATCTCCGTTCGCGCTCATCTCAGCTTTGTCGCCAAACACCCACCAACTGGAAATATATTGAAGCCGAACCGTCATGGCCTCTGCCGGATAGGGATAAAACGAGATGGTTTTGCCCGACATCCGATAATATCGCGGCGTCCCCATCTGCTGTTCGATGGAAAACCATTCATCGGCACTCAGGCCGCCTCGAACCGCTATCATCCCGACCGCTACAGACATGCCACGCACAAGACGCATATAGTCGGACGGGAGGTCATAGGGTGCATCAAACCCGGTTCCGGGCACGTTGATGCCCTTGCGCAGATTCGACCAATCCACCCGGCGCGTGCATTCCTGCCCGGCTTCGTTGATGAACTGCACCAGCTTGGCGGTGTCATCATCAGCGGTCTGCACAGAGTCAGGCGGCTCGATGCTGGCATTAATGGCTACGGTCTGCGCGATCGTGAGCAGCGTCATGGCACACACCCCGCGACCTTGACCGAGTGATTGCTGTAGCGCGCCCGCTCGTCGTCCACTTTCACGGCCATCAGTTCGCCGGTGAGGGCATGATCCATGCCGGTGGCCAATTCTGGATTGTTGAGGTGCTTGGCGGCCTGATAGGCGACGGCGAACAGATAGGCATTAGGCGCCTGCTCCAGCAGCCAGTTTGAAGCCGAGGATGCAGAGGTCAGCGTGGGAAGCGCTGCATAGTACGCGATGCCATCGGGCCAGGCCCGGTGGGGCTTGCGGTAAAGCATCCCGTTGAGGACATAGAGCCGATCATCGGGATACGCGAGCTGGAGGAAGTCAGCAGGCAAAGGCGCTTCATTGCCCACCCATGCCGGAGTGACGGTTTTGACCTGCCACTGCGTGCGCAGCCGGCGATTGAGGACGATTTCAGCCTGCAAGACGAGGCTGGGCATGATGTCGGACAGTTCACGGGAGCCGACGAGGTCGGAAACAGCGAAACGCAGGTCGAGGTAGTCGTTGAGAGCGGGCATTAGACCCTCCCCTCTTTCGTGCGCCAGGCGGCATTGTCGCTGTCGTTCAGCCAGCGGCTGAGATAGCGGTCATCGCCCTGCTGGATCGCCGTATTCAGCCCCACGTTCTTGTCATAGAGAAGTTGCATGGGGACGCTGGCGATACGGTGATAGTCGCCTTTCCAGCCATCAGGCGTGGCATTGCGAACCTGGGCGTTGTGCTCGATCGTAGCTGTAACGGGCGTATCCACGCGGAATACCGGGTTGCCATCATCGTCATGGCATTGCCAGACCGTGCGACCGGTCACTGGGTCCCAATCGAAGAGAACCCAGCCACCATCTCGCACTTCTCTGGAAACCGACGACGCCAGCATTATTTCACCCGCGTCAGTGCGCCGGCCTCGACGCCATCGAGCGCCGCTTCATAGGTCACTTCGACAATCGTTCCCTTGCGGTGACGTTCGCCAGAAGCGTCCCAGAAGTCTCGTTTGACCATGACCGGGATCAGTGCTGGGGCAGCGCCGCCAACCTTGCCGTCACCGTCATGGTCACCCTTGCCGCCGAAGGGCTGCGGGGCTGCTTCGCCTTCGCCGGCAAGAACCTTGTCGATTTCCTGCTGAAGGCGCTCATCGCTCCAGCGGCCATCGACTTTGATGCCAAGCTCTTCGGCCTCGGCTTTGAGATCAGACATTGCTTTCTCCATGAGAAAAGGCGGCTCCGAAGAACCGCCTTGGTTTGAATTTTATGGGTACTAGACGCTAAGCAGAGCGCCCGTGATTGGGATGGAAGCCGTATTTCCGCTCTGCCGCTTTGCGAGCCTCAATTGCCGCTTCCTTCGTTTCGTGCGACCCCAGCGAAATTCGCCGGCCTCTCGTATTGATCTCTGCTCGCCACCTTCCTTGCGCATCTTTCCAGATACCATGGAAGCCAGTGGTGTTGTTTTTCGGGAGCTTCCGATTTTTCTGATTATCGGAAGATGTTCCATTGCGGAGATTGCTCAGGCGATTGTTCGAGGCGTCACCGTCAGAGTGGTCGATCACCTTCGGCTCGTCACCGAACTCCATTTTCCATATAACTCGGTGGGCAAGATATTGGACATTCCATATATATCCGCACCTATGCCCATGCTTGCCGAGCAGGCTGGTGAATGCTTCAACGCCACTGTTCTGGGCATTCCAAATTCTAGAGCGAGAAACGGCTGACATTTTGCCGTCTGCGAACCACTCAGGGCCGCGCTCCTTCCAGAACAGCTTACCCGTCTCGGGGTCATATGAAAGCAGTTGAAGTAGCACGTCTTGTGCTGGTAGGGCTTTAGCAGCCATTCGCGAACCTCGTACGTTTGCGGCTATGGTGAGAACCGGGCAGAGATTGGCGTCTCCGTCCGGTTCGCTATTTCTAGCACACTGAAAACTCAGTGTGAATCGTCAGGTACTGGCGGTCATGCCGAAGAGGTCGGCGGCAACGCCGATGCCCGCTTCGTTGAGAACCTTCAGTGTGCCCTCGCCGATCAGAACGAACTTCTTGGCGTCACCAGTGCGAGCGACGTCCTTGTCTTCGTGGATCTTGCGGAGCCACGCGAAGGAAAGCATTGAGGTGTCGACAAAGAAGGCGTTGCGGGCCGTCGCGGCGGTGCTCATCACGCGGTTGGGCTTGATGTAGACCTTGCCGTAAGGGCCTTCGTAGATGTCGGCGTTCGCGACGATAGAGTTGCGCTCACCGTCCGAAACCGCATAGCGGAACGGAGCGACGTTGGCATCCGACATGAACTTGACGAACACCGATTTCACGTAGGGCGACACGTAGACGTTGCGGAAGTTGGCGCCACTCTCGTAGCCCTGCTTCATCACATCATCCATGATGTCCTTGGTGAAGGCACGCTGGGTGCCGTTCCCGGCGGCCACAGTCAGGCCGGTATTGATGTCGAATCCGCCGTTGGTGCCCGAACCGCCGCGAGACACGTTGGTCTCGATCCAGGTCGGCAGGCCGCCGAATTCGCGGGTAGCGCCGGCCACGGACGCGTTGTTGGTCACGATGGCCAATTCCACGTCCTTGCGCAGCTCGACACCGCGCTTCAGCTTCTGGCGCTTCACCTTGTTGGCGTTGCCGGCCTGGCTTACCGTCTCCTGCGTTTCGGAGATGATGCCGGTCTTGCGCATGATCTGGGTGTAGTTGCCCACCCGATCAGGCGTATCGCCCGCATCGTAGGTATATTCATCACCTTCAGTGCGGATGTTTTCGCCCGGCGGCTCAAGCTCATCGATTTCCCATTCCGGATGAACCGAGGAGCAGGTGTCGGTGCCGATGTCGGTGTAGATCGGCGTGTCTTCCGGGGTGATCATGTTGATCACATCCGAAAGCTCTTCGCGGTTGCCTACCGAGGTCGTGGTAAGCTGGGTATTAGCGAGTGCGGCCACATTGGCCTCCTATTGCACTCCGGCTAGTCCCAATCGATGTTTATTGCGTCATCGAGGGAGCCGGATCGTTTGAGACGATCCACCGCTTTTCGATTTGCCTGACGTTTGGTCGCATCCTGTGCAGCCGGGCGCTTGTTGGGCGCTACCGGTGGCACGTTCACGACCTTCAGCTTTGCCTTGGCGCGGGCGGCCTCTGCCTGAAGCCCAAGCCGCGCGTAGTGCGCCAGCTTGAACAGCCGGTGGTCGGTTGCCGAGCCAATTTCTGCATCCGAATAGCCAAGTTCTCGTGCCGTCGCCGCAGCGGCGTCGAAGAACTTCTTGTGACCGTCAGCCGTAGCGACCTGCGGGAAGGCTTCGGCAAGCTTGGCAGTTTCGGCCTGGAGAAGGTCCATATGCTGCTGCTGCGTGAGCTGGTTCGTCGCGGTCTTGGGGGCTTGGGCGGCCTTGAGCACTTCCGAGATATTGGCCATGGCCTGCTGGTGAAGTGCCTGCTGACGGACATAGGCTGCCGCGTCGGTGACCGCCAAATTGGGATCAGGCGCGGGCGGGAGCATTTTGGTCAGGTAATCAGCGATGGCGTTGACCGAGTTGGTCACGCTGGTTGCGAGCGCCCCAAGTTCACGTTCTTTCTGGGAAACGGCTTGCTTTTGGCGCGTATAGTCTGCCTCGCGGAAATAGCTCTTCTTGAGTTCTCCCAAGGTGAGCTTTTCGCCGCCAACGGAGATTGCAACGTCATCACCAGGCTCAGGGGTCGAGGTATCATCCTCTCCCGGAACCTCGTCACCGGTCGCGTCATCTTCGTCTTCGGTCGCATTGGCTTCGATTTCATCGGACTCTTGGCCGACATCGGCCTCATCCGGCTCGCTCTCAGACTGCGGCGTCTGCTCGATATCGTTGGTGTCCTCGGAGGGATCGTGGATATCGAGTTCGGAGGCGTCGTCTAGGGTAAGCGAGGGGCGAACGCTATCATTCCCGGCCGGAGCCGGGGTCATGGCTGCTTCTATAGGCATTGGTCCTCTAGGAGGGTTGTGCGCCGGCCCTATGCGGGCGCTTTGCGGCTCACGGGCTCGGCTTGTCCTTCTCGGGAGATGGTTTCGAGCCGTGAGCGAAGCTGTTGAACGGCGCGGGCCTCAAGGGCGCTCGCCTGCCGCTTCTCGTGGTCGTTGTACGGGGCGTTGATGCACGCCTGAACTGCGGTCTTTTCCATGTCGGCCAGCAGTTCCATGAACAGAGGGATTTCGAGCGCAGCCTGAGCGGCGCGAGCACGATCGCTGATCACTTCCCGCTCCTGCCCTGCCGATTGCCTTCTGGTGCCGACTGCCGATCAAGCGCCTTCCCGATAGCCGCCGCTTGCGTCTTCTGGATATCCGCCACGGTTTTGGCCGCAGTGATGGACTGCTGCGTCTGCATCCACTCCCGCTCGGTCTGCTGGTGGATCAATGCCTTGTCGATTTCCGTCTGATTGCGCTCAGCTTCCTGCTGCGCATCGACAACCATCTGCTGGCGGCGCCCTTCGCTTTCACGCGCCAACTCAGCCATGTTGACTTGCAGATCGGCGTCCCGCTGTTCGCGTTCCTTGTTGGCCTCTGCCACCATCTTGGCGGTAAACTCTTGCTGCCTGTTCTCGGAGCGCATCTGCTCGATCTGGGCGGCGTTCTGGCCGCGCAGTTGTTCGACCTGAAGCGATGTCTGCGCCTTGATCTGCTCGGGGCTGGGCTGCTGACTTTGCGCCTGCATGGCCTGCTGGATCGCCTGCGGGTCAGGCTTGGTGAAGTAGAGGCCAACGGTCTTGAGGCCAGCCGCCTGCACCAGCTTGGCAATGGCGTTGTAGACGTTGTCAGGGGTGACGTACTGCATCCCAACCGCCGGCCCCATCGAGGACAGGATTTCCTTCTGGAGTCCGATAACCTGCTGCATCATCATCATGTCGCGTTCCCGCGTGCCGGCGCCGAGGCCGACATTCACGATCGCGTCCATGTTCGCATTCCAAGAGCGCGGGTCAAACTCCACCCACTCATCGCGAAGACGCACCGTGCGGGGAATATCCTGGTTGTCGATGATGAGCTTCAGGAGGCCGCGAAACACCGGCTTCAGGCTCTCCGCAATGCAGCGAACCATCATCTCGGTTTGGCCAATGCCGGCCTGCTCGACAAGCGCCGTCGCCTTGGCGGTCATGTTCTGGAGCGCGTCAGGAGCCATGCCACTCGATGCTTCCGAGATGCCCGTGCGATCGGTTGCTTCCCGGTCCATGTATTCGAGCATGGCATAGGACTTGTCCGCTACCATTGGCACGATATTGGCGCCGATAGCGGCTCGCACGTCCACTCCCTGGGCAACCCGGATCGGCTCGCCAAACTTGGGGCGAATGACGGCCTCTGGGTTCATAACCTGCCCTTCCTGAACGATGGGCTGAAGGTTATTCTGCCAATAGAGGTTGTCCAGCGTCTGCCGCAGCAGCACGGTCTTGACCTTCTGCACCTCCATCACCTCGTCGGAGACTGAGTTGCCCTCCCACTGATGCGGGCGGCGCTCCGAGATGATGTTGGCGTAGTTGATTTCGTCCTGCTCGACGTTCTCCAGCAGGTTTTCCTCACCGAGACCGCCGGCAAAAACGATACGGCGCAGCTCGGCAATGCCGTCCTGGTCGTAGTCCAGCTTCACCAGCAGGTCGTAATAGTCGATTTCCTGCGTAGCCTTGGCCAGTTCGGCGCTGCTGTCGTCGCGGACATTGCGGCGGCGGGTATCTTCCTCCACTTCCTGCGAGGTTTCGCCACTGCCCGCCAGCGGCAGCGCCTCAATCACATCACGGTCATAACCCATGCGGATGAGATCGGAGCGGCGCAGGCGCAGGTGCTCGCCAATCAGGATCGCATCATCGAACGAGGTCGCCTCCGAGTGGATCAGAAAGTTTTCCGGCGCAATCGTGCGAATGGTCGGCAGGCGCTTGGTGAACGTGCGCTTGATCTTGAGATCATGGACAGTGAGCGGCAGATTTTGCCCTTCCACTTCCACGAACACCTGGCGCTCTGTGTGCTCCAGCACCTCAACTTCATCGTCCTCGACAAGCTGCGAGAATGCCATGTCATCGAGGCCGCTGTGGCGGGAGAACGAAACGCAGGTCTCTTCCTGTAGCCACCACTTGATGACGCCATTGCGGAGGCGGATGGCATCGTTGATGCCATCCTCAATCGCTTGGCGCCCGTTGCATTCAGGCAATGCGACATAGTTCACGTAGTCGGTCGCCTGCTGCGCGCTGTCTTCGTCGCCTTCGCCTACCGGCTGGTACTCAACGATCTCGTCATTGCCAAGGATGGTGCGCAGAACGGACGGCAACACCTTACGGACGGCGGCGCGGACATCGCGGGAGACGACATGCGAGCGCCCCTCCTCAGCCGGCACATACTGCTGCAGTTTCTTCTCGTCTCCGTCGAAGAAGACCATCATGCGGTCGCGATCGGCGGACCTGTCGTTGCGGTAATCTTCGGCGTCGGCCACGAGGCCAGAAACGATGCCAACGAGGCGCGTATCGTCCATATCCTTAGATCGCGCCATCAAACCACCTTCCGGGCAGAGAATACCCAGTCATTGTTCGCCGCTTTGGGCTCTTCATAGGCCACGCACATCAAGCCGAAAGCGTCGGCGCTGTGCGAAGACCAATCATGTTCGGGACCGAGGCCGATACCGCGCTCGTCGTCTTTTTTCTCGTGATACCAGCCGAGGGCATCGCGCCCGCCTTCCGTGGTATCGGCATTGAACCAGATGGCCGGGAACAACCGGCGAGCGGCTTCGACACGCATCTTCGCAGCGCCCTTCCCCTGATTGGGGATCACGGTGACCTTGTAGCCAGTCTGCCGAAAGAATCCCTCGTATGAGGCATCGAACACGCTGTCCTGCTTCTCGCCATCATGAGGCAACCAGATTTGGCAGCGCTTGGTGTCGTAGCCCTTTTCCCGAAGCCACGCGACGTGCGTTGCCGCGTCCTGTCCCTGCGCCTCGTAGTGATCGAGGACGCGAATTTCCTTGCCAATGAACTGGGCAATCCAGATGACGAAATTGTCGGCGCGCGCACCGGTGCCGCCGATATCGACAAACGCTCGAAGGGTCATCAGCGGGTCGGGCGGCACGCGCCCTATTCTGCCGCCGGCCTTCGCCTCGTTCAGCGACTGCGCGAAGTACGCCCCTTCGACCGCAGTAACGAAGTCACCTTCCCAGATGTGCCCGTACTGATCGGGCCGCTGCTGCATATCGCGCTGGCGCTGACGCTCGAGGATGGCGGGGAAGCGCGGGTTGTCGCGCCAGTTCAACTCCACCACCTTGTAGCGGCTGTCATTTGCCGCCCGGAACCGCTTATGGGTGGCACTGTTCTTGCGCTCAGGGTTCCAGGTCACCCACAGTTCCGAATCCTCTTCACGAAGCGTCGGGATGAGCTTTGTCCAAGCCTCTTCCGTTACAGGCTCAGCCTCATCGACCCACGCCAGGAGAATGCGGGCCTGCGACTTGACGCTATCGATATTCCGGTCGAGGCCGATGAACGTATAGTAGACTTCGCCGGGCAGGCCCTTGGTACGCACATAGGTCTCACCAATATCGAAGTGGCCGGCAAGCCAGAGCTCTTCTTTGATTGCCTGCTTGATTTCCTCAAGAGAGGAATCGGCCAGCGTCTTCATGAACTGGCGACCGCAAAGCACCTGCCCGCTACGGCCGGCCGCCGCCCACATATAGGCTTTGACGGCGCTCATCTTGGCGAAAGATCGAGTTTTCCCCGAGCCGCGCCCGCCATACGCCCCCCTCACATCCGCCTCACCCGAAAACACCGGGATCAGCTTTGGAGGAAGGCTAACCTTCGCTGTCGCCATTCTCGGTCAACGCGACGAGCTGCACTTGGGTGACCTTGATCGGGCCGCCGTCTTCACCCGTAAGCTGCATGGGCAGCACCTTGCCGAGGAGTTGGGCAAAGGCCTTAGGTTCGTTGACCGCGAGGAAGCTGCAATAGCCCATCAAGCCATCCTTACCCTTCCCGTCTCCGCCTGTTCGTTCAGCGGCCGCGAGAATGGCTTCCTTGAGTAAGGCCGTAGTGCGGTTGGGCGTGCCCTTGGCCCTGCCCCCGGTCTTCTTACCCGTCGCCATCTACAACCGCCTACTTCAGACGACCCTAGGCCGCTGCAACCGTCAGCGTGAACGCGGGGATCTGCGCGACCTTGCTATCGGCGTCCGTTACCTTGACCGAGAGGTTATTGAATGTACCGTCCTCGGTCGGAGTACCAGTGACGGCACCGGTCGAGGAGTTGACCGAGATGCCAGCCGGCCAAGTCCCGACGAGCGCATAGACCAGAGGAGCACGCCCACCATTGCCTTTGACCGTGAAACCGGCATAGGCGGAATTCTCCGTAGCCGTGGTAACCGGCGTGCCCGTGATGGCAGGGCCAATGACGCCGCCACCCATGCGGGCCAGGTCAGCCGGGAAGCTGGGGCCGGAGCCCTTGAGCGTATCGTTGGTCATGTTGGCCGCAACATCTCCACCCATGCGGGCAAGGTCGCCAATGAAGGAAGGGCCAGAGTCCTTGAGGGCCTGGTTGTTCATGTTCAGTCTCCTGTGATGGATAGATGCGGCTCGCGATCCATTCGCCCTCTTCCGGGCTTTCACCCGCAGGGCCGGGCACCGCATGGATTGCTGAGATTTCGCCTACGTCCGCTTCGGCTCGAAAGGAGGGCCCTGCTTTAGTCTTCGCCCGCAAGCATGCGGTGCTTAACGCGCTCTAGGCCGCCGATAATGGCAGACTGCGCATTGTTCTTGGTGAAGCCGGTTGCGATCATGTTGTCAGTGGTTGCAGCCGCGTACGCGATGCCTTGCAGCTCGCCGGCCTCTGCCATAGCCAGCAGTTCGCGAAGGCGCGTCACAACATCTACCTGGACTTCCTGCTTCCAGCTTTCGGTCTGAGTGATGAGGCGCAAAGGATGGCTCATTCTCTCCACCCTTTATCTGGTGGGGTTAGGAGGGGCGGCTAGAGGATGCCAAAGACGGCCCATATGGCGGCCGCCGCAGCGAGTGCTATGCACCCAATGATGATCCATGCGGCTATCATGCCTCTCTCCACTGGTTAGGCTGCGTGGGGTGACGACGCTCCTGTATGGTCAGCAGGGCATCGCCAGAGAACAGGGGCGACCGGCGGGGATTGCAGCACATGGCACACGAGCACCCCTTGAGATGGTTGGCCCATTTCGCCGTGAGCATGTGAGGGAAGACGCGGAGCGCCTTCTTCTTCATGCGCGCCAGATCGTGACGCCTGCGTGCTGAATGCCCCATTGGCCCCCTGCCTTGAACGCGATCGAAGCGGGCCGGTTTCGACACCGGCTGCTGGCGGCTTCAAGCACCTAGCATAAGCGCATCGCTATCTAGCAAGCCAGCGGTGATCGCCTGCACGTCCTTCCGTACTGCCGCTTCGATAGGGATTGAGGCGTTGTCTGGATCGTTTGCCGTTGGCGCCTCTTCCAAGGCGGCGCCCGCTCCGTAGCCTCAAACTGAATTAGGTGCGCCACCGGCCGATGACGACTTCGAGGAATGGGAGCTACCCGCGCCTCGCTCGCTGCCATCGAGCATTCCCGATAGCGACCTGAATCAAAAGAGGCCGCACCTGGCGAGCCCTGTTCTGAACGCTTTACGCGTCAGCGTAAAAACTAAGACACTGATTTGCCGGAAAGGTCAAGCGGCATCAGCCGCCCTCGCCTCTAATTTGTAATGCCGCGCCAAGGCGTTCAGTGCCTCCCGAAGCCAGCCAACCATGTGGTGGAACTCGCGATCGCTGACGACGCAATGATCTAGAGCAGTGTAGAGCGCCACTGCCCCGCGCAATTCGTTCTGTCGCTGTTGCACCGCTGCCCTGGCCGATCGATACCGCTCCATGGCCCGACGCGTGGCTGCCACGTCCTCGTCAGCGCCGGAAGCCCCTCGAACGGCGTTGGGATTTGTTGCGGCCGGCTGACGGGGCGCCAGCACTGCGGCCGCATTCGCATGCCAGTCTTCGAGATATGCTACAGCCGCATCGTATTGTGCCAGCGTGAGTTCCTTGCCGAGGCAGAGGCGCCCAACAAATGAGCCAAGCATCTGGTCGCGGCTGTGGCGGGGGTCGATACCGAAGAGCCGCACCCGCGCCTCCACCCCCGTACGGAGCGCGGCCTTTTCCTCGCGGCCCAGCCTCTGGTTGATGCGGTCCATCACGTCTGGCGCCTTGCGGGAAAGCCTGCCGCTCGCCTCGCGCGCTCCGTCCTGTCGTTTCGGTCCTCTACGACCCATGCCAAAAATCCCCGTTGTTGCTCACAACGCGGACCTTGCCGACACATGGCCGGGGCAGAGATAGGTAGAACGGGTAAGGTGGATTCTGCCTGCTTCGCGGAGGGAAGGCAAGGAAGGCGGGGAGTTATTCACCGCTGCACCCTTCCTTTCTTCTCCAACTGCGCCAGCCATTGCCTCTGCCTGCGCTTCTTCGGTTTCGATTGGTCCTTGAGGTAGGACAAAAGGGATTGGGATTGATCGGGTGGCAAGTCTCCGATCTGGGGGAGCTTGGGGCGGGAGAACTTCATGCTGCCGCCTCACCGTCACGGTCGCCAACGGAGTAGCCGAGGCGTTCGCGCATGGCGTCTTCGTCGCGTTCATCGAGAAACCTGGCGTTGGCCCCGACCATACGGTCATATTTGCGCTTGGCTGCGGCGGCATCTTCCGTCCGGTGGGCATCTGCGAAGCTCGCCTGCATCTGGTCGATCATCGCTTTGACGCGGGCGCGGCTTTCTGGCGTCTTCTCGACATCAGGGGGCGGCAGGCGCGGACGCAGGGCCTTTTCTCGCGCAAGCCTTTCTGTGCGGCGCTCCATGGCCCGGCGCGTGGCGCTGCCAACCTGCGGCGCCGTGGGAACGAATGCTGGGTTGTGGCCTGGCACCGAACCGCTCAGGAAGTCGGCAACAGCCGCCTCGACATCCTGCGCTTCGTAGATTGCCACCGCCTCGAAATAGACCTTCGCCTTGGCCAGCCGTTCACGGGCAAGGTCGCCGGGGTCGGCGGAATGGTCACCCTGCTGATAGGTCCGAAAGAGCAGGTCGAACGCTTCCGCGATCCTCGTGTTCCTGTCCTGGGTCATTGCTGGATTTCCTTGCGATGAAGGCGAATACGTCTGCTTGGGAGGGCGCGCGCTGAGGAGGCGGTGAACCGCGGGCGAAGCGCGATCGGTCGGCCAGAGCCTTGCGGCACCAGGTCATCCAAGTGAGCCCCCAATCGAGCTTCACGCCCTTCTGGCCGGGCTGCGCCGGCCACCACTCGCGGAACTTCTGGGCTTCGAGATCGACATCGACTTGCGAAAGGCCGAGCGAGAGAGCGAACGCAACGTCAGGAACCCAATCGGCCGGAAGCCTTGAGCCGCGTTTTTTGGAAGAACCGTTAGGTTCTTCTTTTTTCTCTGTATCTGTTTCTGTCTCTTGCGGCGTCACATCGCCGTCACGTGACGTTTTCGTTACGTCACTCGCTTGATGCTGACCGTCACCGAGACTGTTTTCTGCCCGTCTGCGCTCTCGATATCGAGCCTGGCGCTCTTTGGAGCTATCAGACTGATACTGGCGATCGCTCCACTTGACCACACGACTGGAAGCCACACGGTTGGCATCGGCAAGCGCGCCAAAAATAGCGCATATGTCAGCCTCATCCGCTCGCAGAAAGTAAGCGACCTCGGCTGCATCGACTTCAAACCGCCCATCATCATCAATCTCCGCAGCGCTTTCGAGGATCGCGCCCCACACCCAGACGACGCGCTCCACTGGCTGCTTGGCGCGGATGGCCACCGCAACTAGCTTCTCGTCTCGCATCATCCCGGCGTAGTGTCGGAACCAACGGCTCATGACCGGCTCGTCAGTGCTTGTGCGGCGCCGTCTTTGGCCTTGCGCCAGATCGCCATGCGGCGTTCATCCTCTGGCCGTGCCCAGATGCTTTGCGTGTGAATGTCCTGGAGGATTTCGTCTGCCGATCGCGCCGAATTGTTCTTCTTCGGCGGCTGATAGACCCAGTTCATCCACTCCACGAGTTCCATGGCAGGACAGCCGATTTCTGCGCCGATGCTCTCGAAGGAATAGCCCTGCCCTAGCCGGCGTTGGACCAGCTTCCAAAGCTCATGATCATCGGAAGCGAACCGAATCGGCCCGGTATAGTGATAGGCTGGCTCGGTCATTCAGCAGCCTCCACCATCGAAAGCTGCTCACCATCCATGTGATCGCTGTAAAGGTCAGGGCGGTCGTACGCGTCTTGAATGCGCCGGCACGCGATGTCGAAATAGTCTCGATCGATCTCAATGCCGACGAACCGGCGCCCGCACTGCATTGCAGCAACGCCGGTTGTCCCGGACCCCATAAAAGGGTCAAGAACGGTATCGCCGCGATTGGAGGAATTGGCGATGTATTCCGCCATAAGGTGCACCGGCTTTTCAGTCGGATGCCCGGACTCTTTCTCGATGCCGCCGCGAATGAGCTGCTTGGAACCAGGATTGTTTATGGTCCGCGCCCTGCCCTTCCAAAGGTATAGCGTGAACTCCAGGTTCTTCATGTACCAACGGTTAGCGGTCGGCGTGATCTTGTCCCAGGCAAGTAGGTTGTGAAACTGGAACCCAGCAGCAAGCGCAGAATCGGTGAGAGGGTGCACGTTCTTGTCGTTGGCCATGACGTAGCAATCGCCATCGGCTTTCAGCGCGGCGAATAGCGCGGGCATCATTTCATCGAAGGGCACCGTTGCCATGATGAGCTGGCCATCGTTGGCATAATTGTGCGCCGCGAAGATCCCAGACATCGTTTTTGAAGACTTCGACACCCCGCCAGTCGTAAGCGCGTAAGGTACGTCACTGACTATCAGGTCCACCGGCAGCAGCGATGGCATGATCTCCATGGCGTCACCCAGGAGGAGGCGGCATGCGCCTATGTAGCGTTCGGCAAGAATGGTCACTTCCCTGCCCTCCTCTCGTTCTCAAGGTTGGCGTGAAGCGCGATAGACCGCTTAATGCGAAGCCGCTCCTGCGGCCCGTGCTTGTCGCGGACCGCCTTCGGTAACCGGATATTTTCGGGACGGAATCCTTTATGCCCCGCAGATGCGTTGCCCATGGTCTATCCTTCTGTGGTTGCCTGACCGGGGAAGGTGTTGGCCCGTTCTGCCTATCCCTGCCCGGTGCTATGTGCGGCTAGGCCGCGTTAGAATTAATCAGTCTCGATTTCCCGTGCCGCCGCGCGAAGCGCTTCCGTGCGATCGATTTCCTGCTTCGCCCTGGCCCCATGCCGCTCCGCCGCTTGCCGCCATCTGGTCGCCAGCCAGCGACGACATGACAAAGGCAAGCTGGGCTTCAAGCTCAGCAACGCGCTCCGCCAAGGCCCGATCTGCTTCCACACGGGCTTTCTCCTCTTCTGCGCCGATCAGCGACTTGATCGCGTCCACCTCCTGCTGACGAGGCGAAAGCGTCTCTTCGGCGTCCCAATAGGATCGGACGCGCCGTACCTTCATGTTCAGAAGCGAGGCGAGCTTTGCCTTGCGCCATTCGTGGTTCATCGTTGGCCAGCGCTTCACGGCATAGGCGCGAATATCGTCAGCAAGAGCAGCGGTCACGTCGCGCTCCTTTTTGGCAAACTTTGACAACTGGTTGGCATCCCTTCGGTGCATGGTTGCTTCCGAAGAGAGCGACCAGCTTGGAAAGGAACGACAGATGGCTGAACTGCTCGGGAAGGCTCTTGCAGGAGTGTTTGAGCAGTTGGCCGAAGAATGCCGCGCCAGGGCAAAGGAAGCCGAGGCAGCGATGGAAAGAGGTGCGGACGCAAGGAGGGATGAGGATCACTTGCGCCCGCTTGCGGCCAGCGCTGGGGGGGAATGCCAGCCGCAATGGAAATGAGAAAAGCGCCGGAGCCGAAGCCCCGGCCAGTGTTCAGAGCGTCAACTGCGCCAACACGGTTGGGAGAAACCGTGTCGACCCCGGATCGCCGGGACGCCTGCGCCAACACGGCAGCAAGTCCATGCGCACCCGAAAGGTGCGCATGCATTTGGTGCTGGTGGTGAACAACGGATAAGGCTGTCAACATGGCAGCAGCCCCACGGCGCTGAGGGCAACCATTGCCGCCGCAGTGAGGAACGATGCCAGGGACAGGATGCCGAGGAAGAATGCGGAATTGCTCATTCCACGGCCTCGACGGTTACGAGTCCGGCTTTCACCTTGCAACGGCCGCAAAGGGCAAATCGCGAGGTGCCGCCGCAGCCTATCGGGTTGAGGCAGCGCGGGTCAGGCTCGTCGGCATAGGTCCATTGGCGATTGGAATTGTCGAGGGGAGCAGCGGTCGTGCCATCGCCGCTCCCCTCTCCTGCCAGCATGGTTTGGGGGCTCGTGCTGGCGGGAATGGAATGGGATGCGGCACTCTCTCCGCCCGTCACCAGTTGACCGTAGGTTGCGGGCCGGTCAGCTTCCCTTGCTGCAATGCACGGACTCGAACCGTGGGTTTCCGGCTGCTCGTTCGCCGTTTCCGGCTGGGGTTGGTGAATTCGATATGGCTCGGCTTCGCCACGGGCGACTGCGACCGCTTCGGTCATGCCCTCGGCAATCTGGGCTCCAGCGGAGGTGGTGACCTCTTCGCCCGTTTCCGGGTCGAAACCCGCAGGAACGCTGGAGTTATGGGTGGTGCTCTCGCCGCTCTCTCGCGCGGGACGCGCGCGAGGCCCGGAAAGCGCCGACCAGTAGAGATCATAAACGGCCTCGAACTCAGCACGTTCGGTACTATCGGCCAGTTTGTCGCGGAACACTTTGCGAGCGACCTTCGTATCGAAGCCATTGCCCTTCATTTCGGCAAACAGCTCGCGCAGGTCTGCGCTGATAGCATCCTTCTCGCCCTCAAGGCGCTCCCAGCGCTCGAAGAACGAATGCAGCATGTCTTCGGCCATGCTGTCGGTCATGCTGCGGCCTCGGTCTTGGCGAAGATCGCCGCAAGGTCGGGCCGCAGCTCATATCGGGAGATGCCAGTGACGCGCTCGACCTCAAGCACACGCTCAGCCGGGATAAGAACCTTGCCCTGCTCCCAGCGCAGCACCGTTTTTCGATCCACGCCTAGCGCGGCAGCGGCTCCATCAAGCGTCAAGCCATGTGACGAACGGAAATTTGCGAGTGCCATTTTGGTTGTCATGGCCGAGTAGTGGCATTTTCTGCCACTCTTGTCTAGCCCATCGGTGGCATTTTCTGCAGGCGAACGTCACAACCCGGATTGGTAAAATATGCCACCATGACTGACGTACCATCTATCCATCAGGGCAAAACGCCTATCCGCCGTCACTTCATCAAAGAATGGATGGAGAACCAGGGGGTATCGGTTTCTGACCTGCTGGCGCTTCTAAACGATGATGAACGGTCCATGGATTTACCTCGCGTGGACAAGAGCCAAGTCTATCGCTGGCAAAAGGGGCAAATGCCTCAACCAGCAATGCAGAAGCGCGTAGCTGACGCCCTGGGCTTGGAGGACGAGGCAGACTTGCTTCGCCCCCCTGAGGATGACTGGTTCGTCAAATTCTTTTCGGAACGCAGCAAGGAAGAACTTGAGCGAGCACGCGCTATGCTCGAAGCCGCATTCCCCGACAAAAAGAAGAAGGCTGGATAGACGGCTCGATGACCACTCCCACCAAGCTCATCGTCCTCCTTGCTTTCCTCCGCGACGACGAGGGCGAGCTACAGCCTGCCTTTGAGCCTCGCGAAATGCAGAGCGAAGACCGCGCCAGGCATGAAGCCCGCATGATGGCCGCAACCGGGAAGTATGCCGGCGTCATAGCCTGGTCGCGAGAAGCTCACCCAGATGTGGGCGAATACGGGCCGCCCGAGGTATTGTTTCAGGATGGTGAAACACCGGAGATGGAATGATGGCAGATCACCCTGACATTGTGTTGCGGCTCCGCGACCTTGCCCATCAGGTAGATGACGTTCCTGTCAGAGACATCGTTACTGCCTTACGCGAGGCAGCGGAAACGATAGAGACGCTGCGGGTTCTGGTAGGCATCCGCGAGGAGATCGAGCTGGAGGATATGCCGCCAGAAGGGAATGCTTAACCCCAACGGTCGACCACGGCGTCTGCCCCTGGGCTTCGCTCCCCGTTTTGTGACGCAACTTTCCTCCACTATCTTCATTGACTGGTCACACAAACCTATCATATTGATAGGTGCATGGCTGAGATAATCCCGCTTGTGATGACGGCGCCTGTTGCACTGGCGCACATCCAAGAGCTCGCGAAAGATAGCAATCGGATTGTGCTTACGCGGCACGCAATCGAGCGCGGGAAGGAACGGAACATCACCCGAAAGCAGTTCGAGACCTGCCTTCGGACTGGCTACATTGACGAAGGTCCATTCCTGAACGATTTCAGAAATTGGCAAGTGACAATGGTAGGCTATTACGCAGGAGAAGAAATTACGGTTGTTGTGGCGATCGAATGGGCATCCCAGCTCGTTGTCGTCACTCTAATCTGAGAGGCACATCATCATGACTTACCACTACACCGACAGCGGCCTCGATAACGTGTACCTCAAGAACGGCTACACGATCCACACCACGCCCTACGGCGAAGGCGTCACCATCGAAGATACGGATGAGCTTCACAAGGCCATTGGCCATTGGCTCGTGTCGTCCCCGAAGCCACTCAACGGAGCCGAACTACGGTTTCTCCGGCTTGAGTTGGGCATGACTCAGAAAGACCTGGCAGCAGCGCTTGGGCTTGAGGAGCAAGCAGTTCGTCGTTGGGAGAAAAAGCGCGACGGCATCTTCAATCCAACTGCCGATAGACTAGTCCGAGTCCTGTACACGGCATACTTCCAAGGAGACACGCTGGTGAAGGCGCTCGTTGATAGGTTGTCAGAACTCGACCAAATCGAGCACTCCGAAGCATGTTTCCAAGATACCAATGAGGGTTGGAAGCTGGCTGCCTAGCGCCGTAGCCAGCGTTTGGCCAGTGCACTTAGTATCGACACAGAACCCCGCTTCGGCGGAGTTTTGTTTTGCGGCCCACATTCTGCCACAGACTCCTCACAGCCTCGTGATGTTGCAAGGCGCCTCCCACCGAGCCCCCAAATCTCATCAAGGGAGGTGCTTTGCAGCGGCCTCCAACCAACCCCGCCACCGAGCGGGGTTTTGTTTTGCCAGCTATCTCGACTCCTGCCGGCATGGCGGTAATGTGACGATATTCGTGACGGGCGCCATGCTCGTGGAACTCACCCGATGGGCGAACAATCCAGTTCATGGCGCCCCGTCACGATAGGCCACTGACATGGCCTGTGTCCCCTTTGTCAGAGGGGGCTAATGGCGGTTGTCTTCGTACGCCTGACGCACAGGTGACGCCGCCGAAACTCCCGGCCCGGTCTAGAACGACGCCGGGATAGCGCCAGCAAGGGCGCGATACAAATACTCAGCCCCCATAACCTGGGCGGCCGGCTGCCCGTATGGAGTCAGGCGCAATGCGCAAGTTCCTTACGGTTCGCATCGAAGTGAAGATCAACGTGGCAGCATGTCTCTATGTAGCCTTGCTGATCGCGCTTCTCTTCATCTGATGCTGGGGCGTCGGTTTAGGCCGGCGCCCTTTTCTCATCCCCACATCGCTGCGGTGACAGCCTGTTGTAGCAGGATGATTCTGGCCGCGCTTTAAAAAAGTTGCATCTTTTGCCACTTCTCTATTGCGCATTGGTGGCAGATTATGCCACTATCACTCCATCAACCCGATGGAGCCGCCAATGTCCGCCCTCGAAGACGCAATCGCCCGGATGCAGGCCGAAGACCGCGAATATCGCGAACGTGCCGCTGCCGATGCCGCCCGCGAAGTGACGCTCACCGCCGACATCTTTTTCCGGGGCGATGTCCTCAAGGTGGAAGTTACCGGCATCGCGCCTTTCGCTGCCGTCCCCACCCTTGGCCCGCTGACCGGAACCCCCTGCTGGACCGTTACTGGCCAGCCCTACAGCAAGGACGGAGGCCGCCACACCGTTTCCAAGTCTTGGGATCGGTACGGCCAGCGCTTTGGCGCCCTCACCCTCAAAGCATCGGAAGCTCACACCCTCGCTCAGAAGCTGAACGAGCAGGTGGCAGCCTCCGCCCTCCCCCTCAATCACAAGGCAGCTTAGCCATGACCGAGACCAAGAAGTACGAATTCACCGGGGAAACCAAAGTCGTCTATGGCGTCACCCTGCGCCGCATTCGCGCCCTGGTCACCATTGCCGGCGTCGTTGCTGCTGGCGATCTCGGCGGCTGGCTTGAGAGGGAAGACAATCTCTCGCAGGTCTTCGACAAGGCGTGGGTCTCCGGCAAGGCGCGGGTCTTCGGCAAGGCGCGGGTCTCCGGCGAGGCGCAGGTCTCCGGCGAGGCGCAGGTCTTCGGCAAGGCGCGGGTCTCCGGCGAGGCGCAGGTCTCCGGCGAGGCGCAGGTCTTCGACAAGGCGCGGGTCTTCGGCAAGGCGCGGGTCTCCGGCGAGGCGCAGGTCTTCGGCGAGGCGTGGGTCTTCGGCAAGGCGCAGGTCTTCGGCGAGGCGCAGGTCTTCGGCAAGGCGCAGGTCTTCGGCAAGGCGCAGGTCTCTCCGATTGTGATCACCGGCCTAACTTGGACGGTCACGATTGCCGACGCCATCATGACAATCGGCTGTCAGCACCACACGATTTCCGAATGGGATGCGTTCGATGACCGCGCCATTGCGGCCATGGATGGTGTTGCCGCCGCCAAGTTCTGGCGGGACCATAAGGCGTCCATCTTCGCGATCATCAACAGCACCAGGCGCCCGTTCGCCAGCCAGGCTCAGGATGAGCCGGCTCCGGCAGAGGCGGCAGAGTGATGGACCGCATCATCACCCTCCCAGGCGGCACCGGCGTTCTTCTCAAGGACGCTCAGCCCATCGTGGCCAAGACCAACTGGCGTGAGATTGCCGCATTGGTTCTCATCGCCTTCCTGTTCGGCTTCTTCTTTTACGTCCTGCTGATGCTCAGAACAGAGGGAATGTGAATGGCCGCTCCTGTCCGCATCAACATCCGTGAAGACGGCGAGTTTGGCGAAGGCGCCGACATCACGGTTGAGCGCGTCCTTGCCGATTGGGACCGCGAGCGTTCCGCCGGTCTTCCTCCCAATGAACGCAAAGAGGCGCTTGAACGCGCCAGTAAGAACGAAAGGGCATCGAGATGAATGCTGTTGCTCAAACTATTGCGGCTCTTCCAGCGGACCGACTTCCGATCGAACCAGCACCGGGGCAGTCCCCCATCATGGCCATGATCGCTCAGGCCGTTGCCGCCGGTCAGCCCCTCGACGTGATCCGGGAGCTGAAGAATATGGCCAAGGAAATCGCAGCCGATGAAGCTCAGCGCGCGTTCAATGTCGCCTTCGCAGCCTTCAAGAGCGAAGCAATTGTGGTGCTGCGGAATCGTGACGTTACGGACGGCCCGCTCAAGGGTCGGAAGTACGCCGAGTTGCATTCCTTCGTTGATGCCGCCGCCCCTGCCCTCGCCCGGCACGGCCTTAGTCATTCGTGGTCGGTCACCAAGGATGAGAAGGACTGGATCGAAGTTACCTGCACCATCGAACACGTCATGGGCGGCAAGAAGCAGGTTGCTCAAGGCGGACCGCCCGATACCGGCGGCGCAAAGAATGCCTTGCAGGCTCGCATCAGCACCGTCACCTATCTCGAACGCGTGACCTTCAAGGCTGCTTGCGGTCTAGCCGAAAAGGGCGATGACGATGACGGCCAGTCTGCTGGTCCTGGCGTGGAGACGATCACCGAGCAGCAGGTGATGGACCTCAACGACCTGCTTGAGGAGACCGCCGACGGCCGACCCAACCATCAGAGCGCGTTCCTCAAGTTCATGAAGGTCGGGAGCCTGACCGACATCAAGGCCAAGGACTACCGGCGCGCCGTCGATGCGATCAATTCCACGAGGCAGAAATGATCGAAATCATCGACTGCGAACAGAATTCTCCCGAATGGCTGGCCGCCCGCTGCGGCGTGGTCACCGCCTCCCGCTTCAAGGATGTGCTCGCGAAGGGCGAAGGCAAGACACGCTCGAAATACCTCTACGAGCTGACGGCCGAAATCCTGCGCGGCTATCCAGAGGAAGACGGCTACACCAATGCGCACATGGAGCGCGGGCATATTCAGGAGGACGACGCCCGCCAGCTCTACGCATTCATCAATGATGTCGAGCCACGTCGCGTCGGCTTCGTCAAGGATGGCCGCAAGGGGTGCTCCCCTGATAGCCTGATCGGCGATGAGGGCGGCTTGGAGATCAAGACCGCTCTCGGTCACATCCAAGCTGAACGCTTGATCCGCCGCGTCCTGCCTTCCGAACACAAGGCGCAGGTGCAGGGCTCTCTCTGGGTCACCGGCCGGCAGTGGTGGGATTTCTGCTCCTACAGCCCCGGCCTTGCTCCCCTCATTCTCCGGGTCGAGCGCGACGAGGAATTTATCGCGCAGCTCGCCAAGGCCGTGGATGCCTTCACCGAAGAGTTGGACGCCATCGTCGCGTCCATCCGCACACACCAGGATTTCAAGCGGCAGGCAGCCGCATAGCAGTTCCACCGAAAGGGGCCGGCTGGCCCAACGCTGTTCCGCCAGCAGAAAGCCAGCCGGATAAATCGTGACCGACACCGAAGTCTACATCGAGAAGGTCAACAGGGCGAACAGCCTTGAGGCGCTGAGCGATATCGCCCGCGATGTTGAGGCGATGATGGCCGCAGAGCATGCACCGGATACCGAGCGGCGCATTTTGCTGGATCACGTCGAGCGCCGAACGGTCGAACTGGCCCGGAGGCTGATGGCATGAGCGCGCCAATATCCTTCATCTGGGATGGCGAAGCCATGATGCCGTCGACCCAGTTTCACGCCCGCAACGCGGATCGCGAGTTCGTCGTTGGCGAACGCTATGTGCTGGTTGAGGAAAAGCAGCGCTCCACCAAAACCCACAATCACGAATTCGCCGTGCTGCATGAGGCATGGGCGAACCTGCCAGAGCGATATGCCGATGAAGCTTGGGCGCAGAGCCCAGAGCATCTTCGCAAGTACGCGCTGATCCGTTCTGGCTTCTGCGACAGCCAGACCTATGCCTGCGGCTCCCATGCAGAGGCAATGCGCTGGGCGGCGAACCTGCGCCCGCTGGACGAATTCTCGCTCGTCGTCGTGCGTGGTCCCGTAGTCATCCGCTACACGGCCAAGAGCCAGTCTCGGAAGGCTATGGATGCTGTGGAGTTCCAGGCCAGCAAGACGGCGGTTCTGGAGTTCATCAGCAGCCTTCTCGATGTCGCGCCGGCAGAGCTGGCGAAGGCTACGGGGATGGCAGCATGACCCTCCAGTTCATCGCCCCCACGAAGCGCCGGAGCATGACCAAAGCCCGCGCCGCACGCATCTTCCTCGAAGCCAACGGCGTCTGCTGCCTGTGCGGCAACAAGATCTTCAACGGGCAATCCTACTTCATCGAACATATCGAGGCCCTGAGCCTTGGCGGTGCTGACGATGATGCGAACTGCCGCCCTGCCCATACCAAGTGCAAGGCCAAGAAGGATGCTGCCGACGCCGCGGCGAAGGCCAAGCGCGACCGGCTTGTCACCAAGGGATGGGATGGCCGCCGGAAGCCGAAATGGCCTTCCCGCCCCTTCGGCAATGGCAACCACCAACACACCGCAACACGCGCGCCAGCTAAGGGCGTTCGCATCGGATTTGGAGAGGAATGAGATGACCAAGGCAATTAAGCTCACGGCGGCTGTCGCAATGCTCGCCTCTTTGGCGGCATGTAGCGACGCAGACGTTGCCTCACGCAACCTGTCGAAAGCGGCCGACCAGTTTGAAATCAGCCGCAGGGTAGTGTTCTACAACGGCATCACCGGCGACTACATGTTGTCGATCGAAGGACTGTGCTCCCTCGGCAATGCGGATAAGGCGCGCGAGGTGTCAATCACCTGCAAGACCGGACCGGGCGCGTACAAGAAGCACTTCCTAGGGCTGTCCGACAACGTGACCTACTTTGTCGAGCAGTTGGAAGCCGCGAGCGTCAGCGCCTATCACTACCGGGTCATCTTCAAGCCCTCGGTGATCATCCCTGATCTGGATATCCGCTGATGACCTCCCCCGATCTCCATTCCCTGCTGGATAGGGTCAGGGAGGCGACTGGGCCGAGCCGGGAGTTGGACGCGGCAATAGCTATAGCTATCGATGGCGCAGAAGCCTTGCGTTACCCACAGGGCCATCCGCCTGGCGTGATAGTCCGCAATGGGAAGATAGCTTTTGCGTCGCCAGTTTCCTCCTACCTCGACGCCGTAGTTGCGCTGATCGAGGAGAAGCTGCCGGGGTGGCAACGCGCAAGCGGCACCTGCGGCGAGCAGGATATGCCATGGGCCTGCCTCACCGAGCCTGACGAGCCGTGCCGGGACTTCACCGCAGATGCGCCGGACGAAGTGCTCGCCCTTCTCGCCGCCCTCCTCCAAGCCCTTATCGAGGTGCAGAACCATGACGAAGCCTGACGACATCCCTGCCGACGTGTGGGGAAGCACCGAGGCGTTGGTTCCCGACTGGGTGCCAGCGTCCCACATCGACGACTATAGGGCAGAACAGGCCCGCGCCATCCTTTCCGAGCGCGAGCGTTGCGCGAAGGTGGCCGAGCGTGATGCCGACTGGTCAAAGTTCGGGAAAGGGGGCGTCTACCAATGGGAGGATGGACCCGATGGCCACCGAGACTACCGCCTTGGCATCGCTGCCGGCCGTTCTATCGCCGCTGCCATCAGGAGCCACTCATGAGCACCAACCCCATAACGCCCGAGGCCATCGACGCGGCAGCCCATTACCTGCGCGAGACGATGCAAGCTGGCAAACGGCTGACCCCGTGGGAGACGACGCCCAAGTCCACGAAGAAGAAATGGCTGATCCTCGCGGAAGGCGCCCTGCACGCGGCCGCCATTGCGACGGAGGTGGGGAAATGACCAACCCCATTGGCGAGGAACTGCTCGCGAAAATCCAAGCAGCTATCGAAGTCAATTCCATCGGAGGCACCGAGACCCACCCGGTGGTGACTGCTGACGGACTGGTCGGGGATATGCTGAACATCACCGAACTCCGCGACCGTCGCGCTGCCGACAGCCGCGACAACCAGGCCGTGGTGACGGAGGAGATGGTGGAACGAGCATACGAGGCTTTTGTCGCCGCCTGCGAATGGGCGGATTGGGACGAGCCAGAAGTTCGCGGATACGTACGCGCGGCCCTCACCGCCGCCCTCTCCCGCGCAGAGGAGCAAGAGCCGGTGGCCTATCTGCACAAGCCCACGGGCAATGTCATCAAGGCCACAGAGTTCCGCCCCCTCTTGTCTGGTTGGCAGCAGCAATTCGCCGACACTCATGCCCCCGAGGAAATAGAGGCAGATTTCCTCCCTCTCTACCGCTCGGCACTGGTCAAGGCTCCCGCGCCGGCCGTGCCTGATGGGTGGAAGCTGGTGCCGGAGCAGATGAAGCTCGACGCCACGGCGGTCAAGGATATCGCCTTCATGTGCGACACGGAGGAAGGCGGCATTCTCTGGGTTGGTAAGGTGACAGACGACACTGGCGCCGGCCCGGTCTACGGGCTCAATATCGCAAGCGCCGAGTATCCTGAGGAAGGCAGCACCACACTCGTGGAATTCCCTGCCCCTTCCCAGCCTCTTGTGAGGGGAGAGGGCGAATGAGCGAACTATCCAGAGATGAGATCAACTTCCTGCGTCTAGTCCAACGATCCGAAGACATCGGTGATGGCTGGCGGCAGGTCTCAGACATTCTATGGCAACTCGTGGAACGGTTCGACCGGCCCGAGCTGATTGACAAGGATGCCGACAAGAAGCGGGTGCGGCTCTCTGAGCGCGGCCTGATCGTTGCGGGGTACTTGTGATGCCCAACGATAAGCAATCCCGCGCGGAGCTGGTGGAGAGGTTGCGGGAGGATGCTGAATACATCGACAACTATGTCGATTTTATCGGCAGTCCTGATCGCATCGCCCGCACTATGCTGGAAGCCGCCGCCGCTCTCCAATCCAAAGACGAACAGATCGAGCGGCTGACGCGGGAGAGGGATGAAGTGTCGTCATCGCTCGAATACCTCCTAGTTGGGTATGTAGGTCGCTACTGCGACCCGGTGCCTGAGTGGCAGCCGCTCCCAACCTTGGGCGGGATTATTTCGCAACTCGACAACGCAATGACGGTCACGACCACGTTCAAGGACCGCGCCGAGGACGCCGAACAGCAGGTGCAGAAGCTCACTGCCGAGAACGAGAGGCTGAGGGAGGCGATGACGCCGAGCGTGGACACCAATGCAGCTTATATGGGCGAGTTCTCTTTCGGCATCACGCTCAGTGCAGGCGGCGAAGAAGACTACCGACGCATCATGGTTCCGTGGACCACGATCAAGGAGATCATGGCCGCTATCCGCGACCGCGCTGCCCTCCAAGCCGCGAGGTCCAAGGAATGACCTGCATGCGAGAGAAGATCGCGAGGGCGATGTATGACGCCACGCCGTTCAAGAATACCGAAGGGGAATACGATCAGCAGTCGCCAGAATACCAGCGCATGTGCCTACTGCGGGCTGATGCTGCCCTCGGCGCTCTCACGGAGCCGACGAACGGCATGGAACTGGCCGGAGGCCTAAAATACGAGGGCATGTGGTTTGAGGATGACGGCACCTTCACTGGCGTTATCTTCACCGACATGGGCACAGTCTTCCGCGCCATGATCCAAGCCGCGAGGGACGGAGCATGAGCGAACTGGATCTTGACCGGCCTTATCGCCTAAAGGATATCCTGCTTCTCGCCTACCCCGGCGGGGAGATGACCGTAAGTGGATTGCGCAAGGAAATCTGGCGCGGCAATCTTGAAGCCGAATATGTCGCCGGGAAGCTCTTCGTCACCCTTCGCGCCATCAACGTTATGCGAGAGAAATGCCGCGTCCTCGGAAAGGCCCGCGCCTCTGGTTCCGGCCGGAAAGGTTCAACAAGAAAACCGGCAAACGCATCTCAGCCGGCGCCTGGATCATCATTGACGGCACCAAGCATGTCGCCACAGGATGCGCTGAGGGAGCGGTTGAGGCTGCGCAACGAGCGCTCGCAGAATACAACGTCGAGCAATACAGGCCGACGCGCCGCGAACGCGACATAGAGACGATACAGATCGCGGATGTCCTCGCGATCTTCGATTCCGACTGCCGCGATCGACAATCTAACAAACGCACCTTTGATGGCCGAATTCAGCGCCTCAATGAATGGTGGGGAGCCAAGTTTCTCGCTGATGTGAACGGCCAAACCTGCCGCGATTATGTCAGTTGGAGGGGTACGCCAGGCGGCGCGCGGAGGGACTTGGAAGACTTGCGGGCCGCTATCAATCACCACGCCAAAGAGGGACTGCACCGCGGCGTCGTCCGGGTTACGCTACCCGCCAAGGGACGGCCGCGAGAGCGTTGGCTGACCCGCTCCGAGGTCGCCAAGCTCCTTTGGGTCTGCTGGCGATATCGAGAGACGCAGAGGCGTCACCGGGGGCCGGACAAGGGCAAGGCGCTTCCAACGAAGCGTGCCCCACTTCAACACGTCGCTCGCTTCATCCTAATCGCACTTTATACCGGCACTCGCGCTGCTGCCGTTGCGGCTGCATCTCCCTATAGGAAGGAAGGGCGCGCGTGGGTGGACCTGGACGCGGGGCTTTATTATCGACTGCCAGAAGGTCAGCGGGCAACCAACAAACGGCAGCCGCCTGTCCCGCTGCCGCCGCATCTTGTGGCCCATATGAAGCGCTGGAAAGCTAGGAAGATCGCGACGAGCCACTTTGTGGAGTACAACGGAAAACCCGTAGCGACGATCAACAAGGGATTTGAGCGCGGCGTGGAATTGGCGAAGCTCGACGGAATAGTGACACCCCACACCCTACGGCATACAGCGGCAACATGGCTGATGCAGAACGGCGTCGATATTTGGGAGGCCGCCGGCTTTCTTGGGATGAGCGAGGAGACGCTTCGTAGCGTCTATGGTCACCACCACCCCGACTACCTAAAGGGCGCGGCGGCCGGGTTTAAGCGCCCCAAACCCTCTCCAATGGTTTCTCCAATGGAATTATCGGAAAAATCCGCAACCAAACATGAACACGCGCGGATAACCAAAGCCGATATCGCATATAAATCAATCACTTAAACGACAAGCAACAGCGCTCATAACGGTCTGGTTCCAGGTTCGAGTCCTGGTGGGCCCACCAATAATTTCAAATACTTACGACCACGGCAAACAGTCCCTCCAATGAGATCTCCAATGATTTCGATACCTTGTTCCCGTTTCGTTCACGGAATATGAATCGCCGCCTCGTAGGAGGCGATCATGGGTTTAGACGAACGCGGATATATCGTTGTCCGCACGCTACGCGACTATATTGACCACGGCTTGGTCATAACGGCGCACTGCTCGCGCTATTGGCCTATCTGCACCCATTGGAAGCGCCTTAACCTGAACATGCTCGTCCAGCGCTTCGGGTGGGATTTCGCGGTGAGGGAGAATCATGACCTGCTTGCAGGCATGTTGATCTGCGAAAAGTGCGGACACCGCGGCGCCACCTTCACCATCAGCGCTCTGGATACGCCAACAATTGGTGGCGCTCTCCATGTCATGAAAGGCACGGACACGCCATCTCCCCGCCCGATCCACCTCAAGAGACGCAGGAGGAGCCGAAAACAACCCCGCTAATCGACCGAGGCTCGTGCCAGGCCAGGCACTTTCCCCAGATCAAACACCGCCGCCTTGGATTGGCTTTCGAGGCGCTGCAATATCTCCCGCATAACGCGGATGTCGCCTGATTGCTGCGAGATGGCCGCCCGCATTTCTTCGAGGGAGCGTGAGGCCGTCACCCCGAAGGCTTCCGCTGCGGTCAACCGATAGTCCATGGTGTCGATCTTGCGCACCTGAACCTCCAGGGCGTCAACGCGTGTCTCGACGTTCTTGGATCGCTCCACGAACTGCCCATAGCTGACCGCGATTGCCACGAGGGTAACGGCAAAGCCACCCACTGACACGAAGGTGTTTAGGTTCCAGGTGAACCCGTCCTTTTGCTGTTGAGGGAGATGCATGGCGCTCTGCTCTTTTTCTGTCACGGGAATGCTTTCGATCAGGGCTTGAAGACGTGCGGCTTGCCGGTCTGGCGTTCCGCCTCGGCCACGGCTTCTTCGGGGCTGGCGAGGGTTGGAAGATCATAGGGCGACTTCGCGAAGGTGGAGCGGGCATTCCAGATCAGCCCCCAGATCAGCGAGGCGCCGCCGATGACTGCCGCGACAGAAACTTCCTCGAACCGCCCAGAAAGAAGCTTTCCGAGCACGTCGAAGAGCTTGGCCAGAGCGTAGGGATCGACTGAGGAAATCAGCCCGCCAATCAGGACGAGCAGGCCGCCCAGTTCCATGATGCGGCGGAGAAGCCACTTGATGAGGGTGGACGTAAGAAAACTGACGATCAACGACATTGATGCCTCCTATTGGCGCAGGATGAAAAAAGCCGCCAGAGCGGCGGCGAGAGCGAAGATGAAGGCGAGGACATGGCCCTTGCCGATTGCAGGCTTGTCGGGATCGGGAGGCGCCGCGGCATTGGCCGTGGCCGGCTTGGGCGCGACATGCGCATCCTTGGCCTTGAGAAGGATCGCCTCAACGCTCTCGGGCGACGTCAGGGCCTTGTTGAGCCCGTCCCCGGCATAGTAGCTCTGGCCACGCTTCACCTGGCGGCTGGCGCCCTGTGTGTCGGCCAGAACCGGCAGCGAAGCCCATTCCTGCGCCAAAGCCTTCCCGAACGTTTCCCGGCTCATGAAGCCGGCCACGTAGCTGGCCCAACCCCGCCGTTTGAGCAGTTCATAGGCGAGGCGGTCTTGCAGGTCGGGCGAGAACGTCTCCTTGCCGGTGAGGCCAAGCGACTTCTTCAGATCCTTGAGAGTGGCATTCATGAACTGGTAGCGGCCAGCGGCCGACGACTTGTAGGCCTTGGTCCAGCTCGGGCCGGCAGCAATGACCTCATCCAACGACATCGAGGTGAGCGGCTTGGTGAGCTTGCCCTGATTGTTGCCGTAGATGGTGCCGTAGCCTTTCGGGGCTTCGATGCCGCCGATGAAGTCGAGCAGAAGCATCGCGCCGGCTGGCACGTTGGGATTGGCCATGATTGGCCTCCTATCGATGTTGTAGTTGTTCGGTCGTCTCGATCGGGCAGCGGCGAAACTAAGCGCCTGTCGCTGCGCCCCACTCGGTCGCTACGTCGAAGGCGGGCGTTGTTCTTGTCCGCAAAATGCTTAAGAACCGCGGTTCTTGAGCACGGAAGCCTCCAACCGATCGAGCCTACGCCGCTGATACGCCGCCTCCATGGCCTCGGCTTCTGAATAGCGCACGCCATAGGACGAACCGGCC